CTTCTACTGCAGCCAATGGAACAGCAAACACCGGCGGCGGCGGTGGAGGGGCAACATCTGGCGCCGGACGGACAACAGGCGGCTCCGGCGGCTCCGGCATCGTAATCATCAAGCTGAACTAACTATGAAGATTTACCAACTCTACGGCATCGACACTGCAATGCACCTGCTGCGCCCTGGCGCGAAGTGGGAGATCAGCAACACAATGATTACTCGGTGGGAAGATCCTCGGCCATGCCCTACATGGGAGGAGCTGATGGAAACGATGGAGAAGATCAAGTCTTTTGAGGACTCCATCAATACCATCTTTACTGAGGATCAGATCGAGAAGATCACCGGCTTGCAGAAGCAGATTGAGGAAGTTGCATGAATATGCACCACCTCTTTCCTGTCCCGATTGGAATGTTCGACTTAGGCAGGTCGCTGTCTGAGGAAGAGCATTCCTTTATCTTGGGCCAAGACACCCGTCCTAATCAGGGGAACACCACCAGTGCAAACCATTTTGTTTTGCGCGATCAGGTGATGACTCCCCTGCGTGGATGGGTGGAGGACTGTGTTGCTGAATACTTCAAAGCCACGACCAACCCGAAACATGATGTGAACTTGCGGGTGACGCAATCATGGTTTAACTACTCCAAGCAAGGACAGTTTCACCATAAGCACGCTCACCCAAACTCTTTTATTTCTGGCGTGTTCTACGCTCAAACCAATCCAAACGACAGGATATATTTCCATCGCTCGGGCTGGCAACAGATCAAGTTTCCTCCTGATAGTTGGAACCTGTATAACTCTGAATCTTGGTGGTTTGAGGCTACTGCTGGAAGGCTGATTCTTTTCCCTTCTTCGCTTGAGCACAATGTTCCACCTGTAGAGGGTGAAAACACAAGAATCTCGATGTCGTTCAACACCTTCCCTGTGGGGTATGTTGGCGATGAAATGGAACTTACTGGATTGAAACTGGAGGCTTAAATGGCTCACTACGCACAGATTGACGCAGACGGCACCGTGTTGCGTGTTGTCGTGATTGACAACAAAGACTGCTCTGATGCCTTTGGTGTTGAGAAGGAGCACATCGGCGCGGCTTTCTGCGAGTCGCTGTTCGGTGGAACTTGGAAGCAAACTTCCTACAACGGACGGATTCGCAAGAACTACGCAGGCATTGGATACACTTTTGATGCCCAGCGCGATGCTTTCATTCCTCCGAAGCCTCCTGGGAATTACAGCTTGAATGAATCAACCTGCCAGTGGGAAAACAATGATCCAGTAGAGCCGACCATCAATATGGCCTCTGCAGCACCGGCATAAGTTCTCGAGGTGAGAAATGGTGAGCGAAGTGGAATCTCGTCTAAGCACACACGAGGCCGTCTGCGCTGAAAGATACGCAGGGATCAATGCTCGGCTGAAACGCCTGGAGCAGATCCTCATAGGGAGTGCAGGCGCGATCATCATTCTTCTTTTAACAGTCACCATAAAACTGTGATTGATCCGTTGACCGCGCTGGCAGCTGTATCGTCAGCTGTCAACCTAATCAAGAAGGCCTCCAAGACCGTTGATGATGTGCGGTCTCTTGGCCCTCTTTTGGGTAAATACTTCGATGCAAAACACGAATGCACGAAGGCGGTCAATCACGCAAAGAAGAAGGGCGGCTCCAACATGGGAGCTGCGGTCCAGGCCGAGATGGAGTTGATGTCGCAGAAGGCTTTTGAGGAAGAGCTGAAGATGCTTTTCTTCCAAAGCGGAAATGCTGATGTCTGGCAGAACATCCAGATCCGTGTGGCCCAGATGAACCGGGATGACGCTCACAACGCCCGGAAAGAAAAGGAAGCCGCCGAGAGACGAAGAAAGGCCATTGCCCAAGCCATTGAGACTGGGATCGGTGTCGTTCTGATCCTGGCCGCTCTAGGAGGTATGGGATACATGGCTTATCTTGGTTATGGTCACTGCAATGGAACCAAAGAATGTGGGTTCTAAAGCCTTCTCCTACTGCCTCTAGGTCCGAGAGGGAGGCCTATGTCAAACAGTGGGCTGCTCTGACGATCTCGATCTTTGCTTTGCTCTTAGCAATTAACGGGATGTACGGGTCCAGCAACTCGAGCAAGGTTCTGAACGGGACCATCGCTGCGAATAACTACTGGGCCTGGTTCCAAGCCAAGAATGTACGGGCGACCATCTATGAGACCTCTGGCAGAGAAGACAAAGCCGAAAAGCAAAGAGCCGACATGGAGGAGATATCTGAGAAGGCTCGGTCTGCAGAAGCTGCTCGTGATGCCGCGAAATCCCGGTCACCATTCTTCTCGTATGCGGGTATGGCGCTCCAGTTGTCAATCGTCCTATCTTCTGCCGCCATTCTTGCAGTGATGATGCCTCTTCTGTATGCGTCTATCGCTGTTGGAGGGGTTGGGATGGGTCTGTTCATTTACGCGATGGTGATCTGATGCTAAGTCTTATCTCTACCCTTGGCGGCCTTTTAATCTCTGGCCTTCCGAAACTCTTAGAGTTTTTCCAGGCTAAAGCGGACCAGGCTCACGAGCGTGATCTGGCGAAGATTTCTGCCGAGCGCGACCTACAGATGGCCGCTCAGGGCTTTGCTGCTCAACAGCGGATTGAGGAGCTGAAAACCGACCAAGTGGCGATGCAGACCCAGGCCCAGATGACCCAAGCGGCTCTGGACCACGATAAACAGGTCTTGGAGAAAGCCTCAAGGTGGGTTGCAAATTATGTCGGGACTGTAAGACCTACAGTTACCTACATCTTCATTCTTGAGCTGGTCGCCATCAACGCCGCGATCACTTATTACGCCTTCACCGATCCGAATCTGATCCGCTCAATGGACGACTTCCTTAAAGTCTCCACGGTGATCTTCAGCGAGGAAGAGATGTCCATGCTCGGTGGCATTCTCGGGTTCTGGTTTGGTTCGCGGAGCTGGTCCAAGAAGTGAAGACCTCGGACAGAGGAATTGAGTTGATGCACCACTTCGAGGGGTGCAGACTCAAGCCTTATTTGTGCCCTGCAACGATCTGGACGATTGGTTATGGTCATGTTCTCTACCAAGACCAAATCAGGCTTCCTGTGGTCCGTAAAGAGGGCTACACAGGCCAACTAAGGGGTGATTACCCTTTGAGAGCGGAGGACTCCCGTGTCTGGTCCAAGCAAGAAGTGGAAGATTTGTTCCGAGGTGACATCATCACTTTTGAACGGGGTGTTCTTCGGCTTATTCCCGGTGTTACTGAGCATCAAGGCGCATTCGATGCTTTGGTCTCTTTTGCTTACAACGCAGGGCTAGGAAATCTCCAACGCTCCCAGATTCGCATCAAGGCAAACCGAGGAGAGTGGGAGAAAGCCGCCGATCACTTGATGGATTGGACCAAGGGCGGCGGGAAGGTCTTACCCGGCTTGGTGAAACGCCGCCAAGCTGAGAGAGATTTGTTTCTCTCTGGGATGAAATAAAGCCCCATCCCTACCGCACGGGCCTCGGTGCCTGTTGTCGATACAAGAGCCGATTCCACGCCTTCCCTTGGCTGGGTTGGCAGCGCAGCACATCACCACGACTCCCGAGTTGTATCGAGGGTTGTCTAGGTGTTCTCTGTAATGAGCGCATTTCTTACACAGTTCCCTGTCTTTGTCCCATGTGTACTGCGGAAGCATTGAAGGTCTTACTTAGGTTGAGTTTGGCCTGATTGTTTTCGTGCTTGAGATGAAGATGGAAGATTGAGGCGACTTTCTTCTTCTTACGCGCTCTGCGGTTGTATTCCGGGTGTCCTAACTTTGGAGGCCTTTTAGCGTCTGGCAGGTTCCCAGCGGCCCACACAGCCCTTGGATAGAGCCTTCCACCGTCTTCATCTCTGCGATAGGACTGGATGTATATCACGCCTGGTTTCTTTTGGCGTGTGGAGCCTATAAAGCTCCTAATGCGATCTAGATCAATCCTCAGTTGGTCTGCGATTTCTCTCATGGTCATCGGGCCTAGTTCTTTGAGTAGGTCCACGATCTGCTGTCTGCTGATTGATTTCTTCAAGGATGGCCTTTAAGACTTCTTCTTTTGTTGGAGAGCGGTTTCCTTCAGGGGAGTGGATTGTGGCCCCTATGAGGTAGGCATGAGCCAGGACGAGTGCTTTCATTGGATGAGGAATTTAATCATCAAGATGAGAGTGACGAATGGCCCAAGAAAGATCACCGCTAAAAGGCAAATAGCCCATAAAGTGGCGAAAAACTCTCCGAGCTTCATGTTTCCCTCACAAAGATGCCTTCTTTGGTCAGCGTTCCCTTGCGGTCTTTGATCTCCTCATAAGCCCGTTTGAGACAGGCCACGAGGTCTAAACCGGCCAGGTCAGCCGCCAGGATCAGAGTCACCAGGACATCTCCAAAGCCATCAATCTGGGCCTCTCGGTTTCCTTTTAGAGTGGCCCCAACAAGCTCTCCGAGTTCCTCTACGCACTTGAGGAGTTGCTTCTCTGTGGTGGAGTTAGGGATAATCTGACGGGCCTCAGCCCAGCGCAGGATTTCAATTTCTAGATTGCGGTACATAGTTTCTTTCGATGCTTCAATAATTCTTTCTTACCCATCTCGCTCAGTTTGGGGATGCAGACTGGCTTTCCTGCATGGGTGACTGTCTTGCGATCACAGATCAACTTCCTGCGAACGAGTGACCAGTAGGTACACCAACTGCCAGGCCGGTCGTTGAACAACTTAAATCCCCATCCCTTCTCAAACATCGCGAGCATCTGTGCTTGCTGATGAGAGATCACAGCCGATCCCCCAGCCTGCGACCGATGTTCGCCAGTTGGTCTTTGATCTCATTGATGGACTTGCGGCCCATGTTGGGAATCCGCAAAAGCTCCCGCTCCGTTCGGCTGCAGAGATCATCAATGGTGTAGATTTCCTCAAACCTCAGGCAGTTTGATGCCCTCAGTGGAAGATCAAGGATTTGCCAGGCAGTGGCGTTCTTGGCAATCAGCGATTCAAGAGTTGAGCGTGTTTCGTTTCGCTTCAACTCCTCCTGCCGGGACTTCTCATCTTCTTGTAATGCTTGCTCCAGGCTTCGATAGTGGCTGATCGCCTGCTGCGCCAGCACTTGAGGTTTCCACGTTCCGTTTGCCTCTAAGAGTCTCAGATAAATCTCGAAAATCTTGTCGTTCACTTCGATCTCCCGGCCCACTTGGGTTCTTTCTTCTCTTGGAACACGGGCCTCCCCTCGCTTGGAGGAGTCCATCCATACTTTCTCCAGGTGGCCTGAACATCGGCCCCCGAGGTCCATTTGAAATCTGGATGCCCCACCGGGATGCGCGGCATCGTCTTTTTCACTTGATGTTCCATCTTGCCTCCAACTCTCTAATAAGAGACACCACATCCATTGCCCAGGCTGTTTTCCCAGTCATATACTTGGTGTGCCGAGCCGCGATTTGGAGGATCTCCTTTTCCTCCAGCTTTTTCGTTTTCACTGGCTCTGGAATAATCTCCTTGGCAGCGGCCCACACGATTCGGGACCGCCCAGAGGCTCCGTTCCTCCTTAGCCCTGAATCAAAGATGTACCCCTTCCTCCGCAGAGGAGCGATCCTTGGGGTAATTGACTGCAGAGACCTGTTCAGCGCAAAAGCGATCTCTTCTGCTGTCGAAGGCTTGAACCTCAAGAGTTCATACACCCTCGCCTCTAAGTGGCTCACATCTAGCTTTGCGGCTTCCTTAGCGGTGTCAGGGTCATCTTTACGGTGTGCTCCGTGCATCATTGGCTCCATTCGTTCAAGTACGGATGATAAGGTGGCTTAGAACTCAATGTCTCGGGGATTTCCCTTCTTCGGCTCTTCCCGAGGCGCGTTCATGTAGGCCCATCCATCCCATCCGCCCTCTTTGAAGGGTGAGCAGTCCAGCTTCAGCATAGGACCGTTTTTCGTATCAATGACTGACCCGATGCGCAGGTAACGCTTCTTTTCTTCGCCGTCTTTGTTGGTGTAGGTGCCAACGATGGCGGTGACTTCGTACAAAACTTTGCTCATATTGCTTCCAGTTTTTTCACTTTCTCATCGACTTCAGCCAGGAACTTGATGATCTCGGCCTCCATCTCCCCAATCAGCTTCTCATCTCGCTCCACGCGAATGATTAAAAGCTGAAGTCTTTGTGGCATCCTCGGGTCGAAACACACGAAGTCGCACCACTTTTTATCTGTGCAGCGCATCTGAAGTTGCATCTGCTTCAGATACTTGTCAGGGATCTTTCGGTTGAGCTGCATCTCAATCATGGTTGCCGTTTCAGGACACTTAATCTCGATGAGTCCCTCACCAACGATCCCGTCTGGGCTGGCCCCACACATCTCAATAGAGGGGTGAGGAATAAACCCCACCTCCTCCACGAGATTTCCTGTTTGGGCCTCGTATGCTGCTCTGGCGTTGGCTTCTTGTTCTACGCCCCACTCCATCGCTGCGTTGGAGTAGGTCTTTGCTGGCTGACCAGTCATCCTTTCCACGACCAGTTGTGCTTGGTAGTTCTCCCGATCCGCTGAGTATCCGGTCTTGGTCTTGGCCATGACCTTGTAAACAGAGGATGCGGTGACCTTACCGGCTCGTTGAGCGAACCATTCTGGTGTGCGTTGTTCCATTACGCTTCATCCTCGTCTTTTCCAGCAACATCAATTTGCAACTCTGATCCAAAAATCAATGCTATTTCGTCAAATCCAACTTTGGCATCGCGCAAAGTTTTAAGAATCTCGTTGCATCTATCGGCCATCGGGGTTATTTCTTCCCACAACTTACGACCACGCTCTACGGTTTCGTTGTATTCACGCTCAAGCTCACGAGCTTCTTTGATTTTCACTTTGCGGCTCCTTTCATTGCTGCGTCTTTCAGGCTCTTCTGGTTACGAGTCCAGAACCTTGCCTTAGCTGCAGACACTGGGATCTTCTTGAACTCTGCCTCTAGAACAGAAAGGCCTTCCATCGCTGCGCCACGAAGGTTGTCCAGGTGCTCATCTTCAAACGCCTGGTCTTCGCTTGGCAGGACTTCGTGCGTATGGTTCTCGGTGTCGTTATCGCCTTCTGTTGGGATTGCGAAGGCCTGGAACGCTGCGTACTTATATGCCGCACTCATGGCCTTGTTTGTGGCCTTGTCGCCTGAGTCCATCGCCTCACCAAAGGTTTTGATGGTGTGCTTCGACCCGTCCTCAGATGAGACCAGATCGAACTCCATCTCTACAGTGATGAAGAACAGATTCCCACCGCTGTTTGACTTGCGCTCTACACACTGCCGTGAGAGCACTCGAGGGAGGATACACAGACCATGCTTCGCCAGAAGCGGAGAGATGGTGTTGTAGACATCATCAATGCCTCGGAAGTTGTATCCGTTGCCCTGAGTGTTTCTTCGGCTCTTGGTGATGCCGATGGAGGCCAGTTCAGCTTGGACTGCGTTGATTGCTTTGTAGACGATCATAGGTAGAAGAAAAAGAAGGTTGCGCCACAGAGACCGAGAGCTACCGCAGTCAATACATCCATTGCTGCAGAACGGCGAGCTTCGATCTCTTCTTCACGGGGACGGTATGCGTATCTCATTGCGGACCTTTCACGACTGCCCAGTAATCTGCCGATTCGACAAGACCGGTGTAGGCATCACAAAAGTCTTGCCCATCCCAGTCACCCCAAAACACCTCACCCTTGTAATAGAGGAGAAGCCCAATCTCTTCAGGAGGATCAGCTTCTGTGAGCTTGTTCCACACAATAGTCTCGTTCATGCTTCCCACTCCTGAACAGGAGGAAAGGCATCGTCATAGGCCCACAGCTTTCCTTCAGGACCGCAGCGGCCATGAAGTGCTCGGACGGTGGTGCAGAACATAGGATTGGTCTGCCCCGTCACGAAGTCGATCTTTTGGGTGTCTGGGTGGCCGCACTGAGAGAACGCTGACGGCTCTCTCTCGCTGTGGATGTAGTGCTGGCACCGATTGCAGGGAAGGATCTTCATTTGTCGCTCCAGAGACCGCGAACTAGCGGCATGGGTGTAACTGTAAGCGATCTTATGGGCATGAGAACTAGGACTTTCCCTAAGTGCCCTTATGTAAACCTGCCTTACACTCAAGCGGGGCCAGGAACGGGTTAGCTCCGTGCGGCCTGGTATCACGAATTATCAGCAGGCAGCCACTCTGCTTTATGAGAGCTGGCCCCACCCAAGGAAAGACATGGACAAGAAGGAACTCATCGAGAAGGCCGGTGGTGTTACGGCTCTGGCGAAGTTGCTCAACATCAAGCCTCCCGCTATTTACCAATGGAAGAAGGTGCCCCAGCTCAGGCTGCTGCAGCTCAAGGAAATGCGTCCTGAGTGGTTTGCGGTGGAGAACAGTGATGTGTAAGTGCGGCGGCATCTTGGACATCGTTGAGCTGACTCGCAATCGCTGGCGCTACAAATGCCTGAGTTGTGGACGGTATGAAATCATGCCCCCGCACAATCAACGCAGAACACTTGTCAAGCCAAAAGAACCGCGTTAAAGTGCTGCGAAACCCGGCTAGGGAGGAAGTCATGAGCCTCCCGAAAAGCGTTAGACCCCGCCTGCCGATGGTTTCCTTTAGGGTCTGCAAAAGGGTCGAAATGCGTTACTACCAGTTCCACATCGGGGACTATGCGTCCCACACACGCCACCTCAACCACACCGAGGATCTGGCCTACCGGCGACTGCTGGACTTCTACTACCTGCACGAACAACCGATAAAGCAGCGCGAAATCGCAAGGCAGATCGGGATGCGCGATTGCGAGCAGGAGGTACTGTCTGTCCTTGAAGAATTCTTCGTGTCCACGGATGTCGGGTACATCAACCCCCGCGCAGACCGCGAGATCGAGGCTTACAAGGCCATGAAGGACGCTGGCAAGCGCGGCGCTGAAAAGAGGTGGGGACAAGACAAATCAACCACTTCTGATGCCCACCCTATAGCCACCCCATACCCACCCCATAGCCACCCTAATGACACCCCAATAGCAACCATAAACCATGAACCAGTAACCAGTAATAAAGAAGAAGCTAAAGCTTCTTTGTCGGGAACCGGGTTCCCGCCCTGTCCACATGGTCAAGTCTTAGAGCTTTGGAAGCAAAGACTCCCGCATCTGTCACAGCCAAGAACCTGGGAAGGTGCTAGGCAGTCGGCCCTGAAGGGAAGGTGGAATCAGGCTGCAAAAAAATCCACCTGGTCTGACGGGTACTCAACGCAAGAAGAAGGTCTGAAGTGGTGGGATTCCTTCTTCACATACATCGCAAACGACACTAAGCTTGCTTCAGGCTTTGAGACAAGCGGAAGAGTATGGAGACCAGATCTGCCTTGGATTCTCAACGCCACGAACTTTGCCAAGATCATTGATGGGAAGTATCAGAAATGACTTTCAAAAAAGCAGAAACAACCGAAGAGATCCAAACGCTCAAGTGCGCGATGCCTGGCTGCTTCAATGTTTGGACTGTCGATCTGGGCCGGGGAATGTGTTCTGTCCACCAGTGGGAGCCGAGGCAAGAGATCCGACAAAACGCCAAGATCTCAGACTCTGACAGGTCGGCAGTCCTGAGAAAGATTCGAGAGATCGGTCACGGCGGCGATAAGGCCTGGGCGTACCAGCTTAAAGCCAGAGATGAGGCAGGTGAAACTCTTACGCCACATCAGCGCAAGTTATACAAGGAGGCGCTGAAGTGAACTACTTTGAAGCCCACAAACTTCTGAATGAGGTCAAAGATGGAATCAACCACCCAACCGAACTCATCACCCATGCCCTATACCTCACAGGAGACCTGGAGGATGGAATGCGAAGCGCGGGAGTGGATTCGGATGTTCAACGACATCAAAGCCACGAAAGGACTCGAAGCAGCGGCTGGATGGTGGGGCCGAACAATATCTAATATTGAGAAAAGACGAGGCAAAGATTCAGCCGAGAAGTTACGGAGAAAAATGAATGAGCTTCGTAGTATTCACCGTTGAAGGCCCACCTCAAGGCAAAGGACGGCCCCGGTTCCGAAGGGCTGGAAACTTCGTCACTACCTACACCGATCAGAAGACCAAGACCTACGAACAGACCATCAAGGCCTGGGCACAGCGAGCAATAGGCTCAGGAAGCCCCCTAGAAGGGCCTGTATCGGTCGATCTCTACATCAGGATAGGTGTACCTGCATCCACTACAAAGAAGCTCACAGAGGCCTGCATCCGAAACGAGAAGCTGCCCACCAAGAAGCCCGATATAGATAACATAATCAAGGCATATTTAGACGCAATGAATGGAATTGTATATATAGACGATACCCAGGTCGTGAGATTATCTGCAAAGAAGGTATATTCTCTTGTGCCTGGTGTAGATGTTTGCGTGGTGCAAATATGAATGCCAATGCTGCGGTAGATTTTATTATTCGCAACGCAGGGGATTACTCCAAAGCCAAAGCGCAAAGGGTTTACTTAGAAGAATTCAGAAAGACCAAGAAAGCCTTACTGATGAAAGACGCAATGGCGAAATACGAAGCTGCCAATGCTCAAGAGCGAGAGGCTTACGCTCACCCGGAGTACCAAGAACTCCTCAAAGGCCTGCAGGAGGCCATAGAGATTGAGGAAGAACTGAAGTGGAAGCTGGAGGCCGCAAGGATGAGGGTTGACATCTGGAGGTCAGAGGAAGCCTCCGCACGAATGCAAGTAAGGGCCACAGAATGATCCACTATCACGGGACTCCAGTAGGAGGAAAGAGAGAAGATTCGGCTAGGTTTCTTCCAGGAAGACACGCACTTGTGTCTTTTGCTTACCCAGAGGACATCTCAATCGTGGCTGATGTCTGTCAGTCTTTTGTGCTGGATAACGGGGCGTTTACCACTTGGAAGCAGGGCAAGCCTTTAGATGTGGATGGGTATATCAAGTGGGTCCACGAGTGGTATCGCCATCCAGGGTTTGATTGGGCACTGATTCCTGATGTGATTGACGGGTCAGACCGTGAAAATGACTACTTGGTGGAGAACTGGCCGAAGGCACTTCCTGGGGTTCCTGTGTGGCATATGCACGAGCCAACAGTAAGACTTACATGGCTGGCGCGTAAGTTCCGCACCGTGGCTTTGGGTTCTTCTGGCGAGTTTGCCTCTGTCGGCACTCAGCAATGGTGGGAGCGTATGGCCCGAGCCATGAAAGCCATCTGTGACGATCAGGGAAGGCCGATGTGCAAGCTCCACGGACTAAGGATGCTTGACCCCAACATCTTTACAAAACTTCCACTCTCAAGCGCGGACTCCACGAACGCAGCAGTCAATTCTGGGAGTCTTTCAAGATTCGGGATGTATCTCCCGCCAACGGCAGGCCAAAGGGCCACAGTGATCGCAGACCGGATCGAGACTTACAACTCAAGTCCAGTCTTCATTCAGCAGCAACAGGAGGAATTGTGCTTATCTTCGCAGTGATCGTTTATGCGCTGGCAATGACCATCGCCAACTTATCAATCGCAGAGTTTGGGCCAAAAGTAAGCCCAATCAATGCGTTTTTCCTCATCGGCTTAGACCTGGCATTGCGGGATTGGCTGCAGGTCAAACTCAAAACCAGAGAAATGGGCCTGTTGATTCTTGCGTCTGGGGGAATTACTTATCTACTAAATCCCTCAGCCGATATGATCGCCATTGCCTCGGCGATAGCTTTCACGGGGGCAGCGGTGGTGGATTGGGCCGTTTTCACTAAGGTCACCGGCTCGTGGTTCAAACGCGCAAACACATCCAATGTTGCTGGTGCTGCGGTTGATTCGCTTCTGTTCCCAACCATTGCGTTTGGTTCTCTTATGCCGCACATTGTCCTGATGCAGTTCGTTGCAAAGGTCTGCGGCGGTTATGTCTGGGCACTCCTTCTGAATCATGTATCAAAAGCAAACTTACATCCGAAGCCCGAAGCTCCTTAAAGCCGTTGCGGGGCTGCAGTGTCAATGCTGTGGGCATGAGAACTCCCAAGCCGCACACTCGAACTGGTCAGGCGGGAAGGGTAAGGGGATCAAGGCTTGCGACACCCACATCGCTGCCTTATGCCTCAAGTGCCACTGGGAGATCGACCAAGGGAATAAGTTGACAAAAGACGAGCGAAAGCAGAAGTGGCTCGCCGCTCATAAGCGGACGGTACAGGAGCTTCAGAAGCAGGGAAAATGGCCTATTGACATTCCAGTTCCCGATATAGAATTCTGATACCCACATCGCAGTTGTCGGGTTGGGGCTTCGGCCCCTCTTTTTTGGAGCACTCATGTTCACCAAAGCCAAAGCCAAAGAGATGCAGGAGTATCTCAACCGCAACAAGCGCAAGTACCACGAGACCAAGCCAATGAAGGCTTACAAGATGGCCGATGAGTTTGGTAAGGGGTACGAGGCCATCGAGATGCAGAAGGTCAAGAAGAAATGAAGTGCCCCATCGCCACCCAGGACATCGAGGTCAACCTTGAGAACCGCGATCACGCATTCAAGGAGTACGGCTACGGGCCTGCAAATCCCGAGCTGGACAACGAGGAGTTCTGGGCAGAGCGAGCGGTAGAGTGGAACACTTCTCCTGACAATGCAAAGACAATGCGTTGCGGGAACTGCGCTGCGTTCATTCAAACGCCTGAGATGATGGGCTGCATCATTGGCGGGATTCAGAAAGAGGAATCCGATGATGAGACCTACGCTCCCGAGGTTGTAGAGGCAGCGAATCTGGGTTACTGTGAGCTGTTTGAATTCAAGTGCGCCGCAGACCGGACCTGCAGTGCATGGCTGACGGGTGGCCCGATCACGAAGATGACTGACAAGCGCAAGCAGATGCTTGCAATCGCTAAATACGAGGCCAGAAAGGGCGAGTATGAAGACGAAAGCGGAGAAGAAGATCTCAAAGGTGATGACTGAGTACGGCAAGGGCAAGCTCAAGAGCAGCTCAGGCCAGAAGGTCACCAACCCGAAGCAGGCAATCGCCATTGCTCTTTCCGAAGCAAAAAGGAAAAAGAAATGAAAGGCCTGTACGCAAACATCCACGCCAAGCGTGAGCGGATCGAAAAGCAAAAGGCCGCAGGCAAGACTCCTGAGCGCATGAGGAAGCCCGGGGCGAAGGGCGCCCCGACTGCTGCTGCTTTCAAAGCCGCTGCTAAGACCGCAAAGAAATGATTAAGCGCGGCAAAGAGTCTTTCCAGGGCTACAACAAGCCCAAGCGGACACCAAGCCACCCCACTAAGAGCCACGCAGTCCTGGCAAAGAGTGGGGATGAGGTCAAGCTGATCCGATTCGGCCAGCAGGGTGTAAGCGGAAGCCCGAAGAAGGAAGGCGAGTCAGAAGCTGACAGGAAGCGAAGGGAATCCTTCAAAGCCCGACACGCCGAGAACATCCAAAAAGGAAAGATGAGCGCCGCTTACTGGGCAAATAAGGTAAAGTGGTAAGTTAGATTAACTACCGATGGCCCGAAAGGAATCGGATTGAAACCTCAAATCGAAACGCTGGACATTAACTCGCTCATCCCATACGCGAGGAACGCCAGAACACACTCAGAAGCCCAGATCGCCCAGATCGCGGGTTCCATCAAGGAATTCGGCTTCACCAATCCCGTCCTGATCGACAAGGACAACGGGATCATCGCTGGTCATGGCCGAGTAGCTGCAGCGAGAAAGCTAAACCTTACAGAAGTACCCTGCATCCGTCTAGAGCATCTCTCAGAGACTCAGCGCAAGGCTTACATCCTGGCAGACAACAGGATAGCTCTTAACTCCGGGTGGGAGGCCGACCTCTTATCCACAGAGCTTGAGGAGCTGAAAGACTTAGGGGTCAGCCTCGAGAGCCTGGGTTTTGACTCAGACGAGATTGACGCGCTCCTGAACAAGATCGAACCCACCGCGGGACTTACGGACGAGGACGAAGCCCCAGAGGTTCAAGAGCAGGCTGTTACTAAGCCTGGGGATATTTGGGTGATGGGCAACCATCGGCTTATGTGCGGGGACTCCACAAGCATTGACGCTGTGGATAAGCTGATGCCAGAGACCGCGGATATGGCGTTTACTGATCCGCCTTACCTGATGGACTTTACCGGAGGGATTCATGCGGATGGATCAAAGTCCTTTAACGCCAAGCATGGGCGCATTGCTAACGACAAAATGAGCGAGCAGGAAGGAGACGACTTTCTAGACGCCATCAATACGATCATTGCCTCTAAAGTTCGCGGTGCTTTTTACATAACCTTTTATCGACTAGGAATTGATCGGTACTACGCATCAATGCAACGGACGGGTCTTCAGTGCCGGTCGCTGATTATTTGGGATAAAGGAAACCACACCCTAAGCAATAGCGACTACATGAGCATGTATGAGCCAATGTTTTATGGCTGGGTAAAGGATCACACCTTTTATGGCGGAAACAATGGCATGGACATTTGGCGCATTGAACGAACAAAAAAGAACGATTTGCATCCCACCATGAAGCCGGTGGCCTTAGTAGAAAAGGCGCTTACTGATGGAAGTAAAGCAAAAGAGGTGGTCCTTGATCTTTTTGGAGGATCAGGGTCAACCCTAATCGCTGCAGAGAAGAACGGACGAGTAAGCCGCCTGATGGAGCTAGACCCAAAGTATTGCGATGTGATCGTAAAGAGATGGCAGCAGTTCACCGGCAAGAAAGCCATACTGGAGCAAACGGGCCAAACTTACGAAGAACTTACACAACCTTCGGGATTACAAAATGAGTAAGACCTCGGGGCAGGGCGTAGCCCATAAGCCCAATGATGAAAGCCGAAAGATCGTCAAGATGCTCAGTGCGGTAGGAACCAGGCACGAGGACATCGCCACTAAGCTGGACATAACTGACGATACTCTTCGCAAGCACTACCGTAAGGAGCTAGACGAGGGAAGGATCGAGGCCAATGCTTCTGTTGCCCAGACTCTTTATCAGCAAGCCAAGAACGGAAACACCACCGCGGCGATCTTCTGGCTCAAGACCCGAGCACAGTGGAGGGAGAATGACCGCCTGGAGGTTACTGGGGCTGATGGCACTCCGCTGCAGATGGTTGTCTCATGGGCAAGCGAGAAATCATAATTC